CGGGTCATCCGTTTAAACCCCGATAGCGGGTCGTTTTTGGCCCTTTTTATTTCGCGGAATTCAGCCATTTCTTGGTCATAGGTCCAAACAGCCATTTCTTCGTTTTTTCGCCATTGATTAGTCATTTTTCCTCCTATCTGGCATATTGATTACATTTGACTCCTCTTTAAAATTTATTTTTGCATTAAATGCAATTGTAATACGTTGTCTGTTACTTCTATTTATATCTACGTCATGTAAAAGATAAGATGGAAAGCAAAGTACATCACCATCACTAGGTGAATGCGCTATCATGTTTGCATGTGGCATGTGATTAGGTATCATACGATACATTTGTTCATGTGTAGCAAATCTAATTAGACCTGTGTTAGCTCCTTGTACATAATACACACCTGATAGATCTGCATCTGCACGGTAGTGTGAATGAAATATATTATTGCTGCCTGTCTCGTTTACATTTGTCCAATAAGTTATCTGTGCATCCATAGGTTTTTTAGGGAAGTAATGGTCCATGTATGCTGACAGTATCATTCCTATTGGTTTCATAAGTTCTTGTTCACATTTATATTTAAACATACTACGCCAACAACCAGGATTAGTGCTTACCATACCACCAGGATTATTACCTCGTTCTTTTTCTATTTCTGCCATTAATAAATTATTTAAATTTTCATGATTGTTCCAACGTTTGTAAAACAATCGTGTGTCTTGTATTGGTATTTTACTTATTATTTCTGTCATAGTCCTCCGTTGAGCATGCTGGCCCACAAAAAAATATCATTCTATATTCTTGTTCAGCATGAAATTTTCTGTCCTTCCAATATAATAATTTTTTAAACCATTGTCTACATACAGAACATCTAAACTCTGGTCCTTCTCTTAGATCCTCCTTTTTATACTCCACATATACCTTCGCACTCATCTGCAAATTCTTCATCAAATGTTTCACCAAATAATGATGCTTGTTTTTTTGGTTCTAAGAAATCTATATCTCCCAAAGGCTTTGCTGATTTATGTAAATACAACTTTGCTTCAGAATTTTTTAACCCGTTTCTAATTAAATTATCTACCTCTACGGCATCTGCAAAATCTTCTGGGTAATTTTTTTGCATGTTTTTCCATTGATCGTTGTGATGATAAGGACAACCTATACAGGATGATTTACCAGGCATAGGATGTTTTTTTATATCCTTATACCAATTGAGACAATCCATACGTGACATACCCATTTCTATTAATGGCCAACGTGACGTCAACCATGGCAGTCTAGCTTTTTTCATACGCATTGCTTCGTCTGTAGATATACCTATCCATTGTTCTACAATCATGTCTTTAGGCACTCTATGTTTAGGTTTTACACCAAGTAACTCTCTCATTTTCTTTTGTATAGGGATAACTTTATAATCGTGCGTACACTGACGATAAAGCATCCCTACACGTCCACCTTCACGTGCAGCAAACAACGGTGGGTTTGGTACACGTCCAGCAAAAGATTTATCCGCTTCTTTAGATCCTGGTTCTGGATTCGCTGCTTTGATAAGGTCTTCTCTGATGTTTCCTCGCTCCACAGTAATTATAGGACAAATCGTTATTGCTTTTTTTAAATATTCTACATGCTCATACACAAATTTAGGTTCCCACCCAGTGTCGGCAAATATCATATAATCCGGTTTATGTTTTGTTAATCCTTCTTGCGCCATGAGCGCCAAACAGGATGACTGAACCCCTGCACCGAGTGATAGAATGCGCAAGGTCGGCTCTCTTTGTTCGCCTTGTCCTTCTGTGCTGTCGTAATCTGCTCTGTTACCGTTTTTAAGTAAGTTAGTTGTTTTAAAATATTTAGGCTCAACCGTAGCTGCAACTGCTGCCATGTTGTTAAGCCTTTTTTGATCAACTTTCTTAGACATTTGCTCAAGAACTTTTCTCCTTTCGTACTCCATTTGTTCTGAATTAATGGCAAAATTGCTTTTTTTAATCGCAGCTCTAGCCTTACCCTGTTCTCTGTATTTACTCATTTAGCATCGCCCCAATTATCTTTTATTTTGTAATCAACATTAGATGGCACTTTTAATTTCATAGACGTTTCCATTATATTTTTAATTTTCACAGCCATTCTATCATCTTTGACACTGCAGTTCAATTCATCATGTACCTGTATTAGAGGAATTATCTTTAACTCCTCATAAATATCTACCATGGCTTTTTTAGTTTGATCAGCTGCTGTGCCCTGTATGAGTCTATTTAAAGCTTTATATGTGCCAGCTCTTTTGACATTGCCACCATATTCTGCTTGTGCCTGTTTTAGTGGCATGGCTTTATGAAACACACCAGGATCGTACCACGCAGGTTCATACAAATCAAAACGACATTTTCTGCCTAGCTCTGTTCTTATTGTACCAACTTGGTTTGCCTTATTCATAACAGCTTCTAGCATGCCTTGCATAAAAGGAACTTTATCTCTGAACTCCTGCATTAAATCTTTTGCTTCTTTAGGGGCTATATCTAGGTCCACAGCAAGCTTTTTATACCCCATGCCGTACATCACACCAAGACCTATAGTTTTAGCTAACCTACGGTCAATTCCAGCCATTTCTGCTGTCTGTTTGTGAAAGTCTAATCCCTTTACAAATGCTTGTTGCACTTCTTCTGCTCCTTCGTTACCATTTCGTATTGCAAAATGTGTAAGTATTCTAGGTTCTTGTTGTGAATAATCTGCAGATAACCAATACTCTCCTTGTTCTGGTATAAATAATTTACGAAGTTCAGAGCCATACTCATTTCTTATTGGCATTTGCTGTAAGTTTGGTGCGTACATAGAAAATCTACCAGTAACCGTGCCACCACTATCTCCTCTAATTTGATTTATGTGTGCGTGTAATCTACCATTATGTATGTGTTTAGATATGCCATCAATAAATGTTCCTTGCAGTTTATTTAATACGCGTGCTTTTGTTATCATTCTTGGTAATTCGTGTGCGTGTGTATCTAAAAAACTTTGTGTAAAACTAGGAGCACCAAGTGTTGTACGAGGATATTCTAAATTAACACTATCGAATGCCTGGGCCACAGACCGAGCTGCAAAGATCTGTACGTCATGTCCTACAATATCTTTTATTCTTTTAAGGTAAGTCTTTTCTTTGTTTCTAAGTTTTGTTCTAAGTCCTTGAGCTCTATCCATGTCAACTCTAACACCACGCTTTGTCATGTTGTAAATAACTCTTATCAATCTACATTCTACATCATATACAGGCTCTAACGCATCTTTCTTAATCTCTACTAATAACTTTTCATGTAATCTAAACGTTAACAATGCATCTGCTTCAGCATACTCTCCTACAAATTCAGCAGGCAACTTATACATCTCTGCTTTAGGATCTATTCCTAACTCATCTGCTTTTGCTTTTAATGTTTTTTCATCTTTGTATTCGCCAAGGTACTCACTAACAATGCTATTTAATGTGTAAGAAAATCTATTTTCATTTAATAATGCAGCAGCTATCATTGTGTCATGTATGTAACCCTTTACTTCTATGCCTAATACACTTAACCAACCAATGTCATACTGTGCGTTGTGAAAAACTTTTTGTATTGATTCATCTTCACAAACATCTTTTATATATTTTAAAACTTGTTTTTTATCCATGTTACCACCACCATCATGTGAAATTGGATAATAGGCAGTAAAATCACCACTGGATATTGCAATTCCAATTACTTTACCAACTTTGCGAGGCCAACCAGGACCTAATGCTTTTAATTCTGTGTCACAAGTTTCTAAATCTATGGCTACAACTTCTTTACCCTTCATAGATCTATACTCTGTAGGGTGTAACCATTCTGCTTTTACTTCATTTTTATTAAATAGATCCACTGTCACCGATCTCCCCTGCTATTGCTGCATAGCCTGCTATGTCAACAAAATTATCTATGTTAAATTTTTTACCTTGATTGTTTCTAGATATCTTTAACAATACCATCATCAAAGCTACGTCTTCAGCAGTTATATTAGCCATAGGTTTTAGTTTATTATCTAAAAATGTATTCCAATATTCTGCTATTTCTGCATGGTTTTTGTAGGCATCTCCATGTGATACATTTCTATCATTAGAGACAATTTCTTGCGCCTTCATCAAGATTTCTTCTTTAGTCATAATATAAATCCTCTTTCTTTTTGTGGATTAATTATATGTAGGGATTGTTTAGCACGCGTCACCCCTACATAAAAAACTCGATTAGTGTCATCAGAATCAACCTCCATTTCATCTTGATTAGCGCGTGATAAATCTGTTACTAAAATTACGTTATCGCACTCACCACCTTTTGATTTGTGTATTGTGCTTAAATTTATTCTTGGTTTTGTATCTAATTGACCAGTTACATCTAATGCTTGTAGATAATATCTATCCTCGTCACCCATAACTTCTTTAAAAGTTTCGTCCCAACTTCTATCTACATTTAATAACCCATGATGCATGCTCAACTCTTCTACATTATATTTTTGATTCTCGTCTAATGTCTTGCCCCCTTTATATCCTCTTTCTACACCAACACCAACTTTTAAATTAGAATATATAGCCATAACTTCTTCGTGTGTTATTAAATCAGAATCTAATAATTTTTTCCATGCGTTGACTGCTTTCAATAAATTTTCACTAACAGGAAACTTATCATCTATAGTGTAAGCTAATCCTAAATTTCTTAAATCTACCTGCAGCTCATCTAACATGTAACCACACGTTGCAAGTGCTAACCAATTACCTTCATCCATATCAACATATCCTGCATGTTCATGATATTGTACAAATCCTTTTTCTTCTCTAGCTTTCCATTCTTTAGGTCTTCTGTTTCTTATTCTTTTTACTATATCTCCTGCCATGTTGTGCACCAGCTGCGGGCATCTGTAAGATTGTTTTAATACAGTTACATTACCCTCCATGTTAATTAATTCGTCTACATCAGCACCCATCCATCTAAATATTGCTTGATCATCGTCACCACTAATGTAAACTCTTTCGCTGTTTTCCCATATCTTTCTACACATTCTCCACTGTAACTTAGACAAATCTTGTGCTTCATCCACAATTACAACATCTAATTTAGGTGTATGTCCAAAATTAACAAATTGTATCAACATGTCATTAAAATCAAATTTACCTTTTTCTTGTTTGTATTCTTCGTAAGATTGATAAACTAACAACAACTCTCTCCAAGAATAATCAAAATAATTATTATTGTAAAAATCTTGCAGTTCTAAATCTTGCATTTTAGATTTATTTATGTCGTTCATAAATTTGTTATCAGTTAAAACTGCACCGTAATCTGCATTGTAACTTGTTGTTAAATCTATTCCATAATTCTTACTAAACTCTTTCATGTCTGCTTTTGACATGACTTCTGATTTTGACATGCCAGTGTTTCTTTTGCCAAAAGCATGTAAAGTAGAGAAGTAAGGAAAGTCATCATCTGTTAAATTAAATTTTATTTTAGCCCTGTCTATTGCCTCTTGTGCAGCCTTTTTTGTAAAACTAACAAAAGCTATTCTGTCAGGGGGCGTTCCATTTTTTAGTTCCCGGTCCACGATCCGCAGTAAGTTTTCAGTTTTACCTGTTCCTGGAGGTCCTAGTATTATCTCAATCTTATTGTGCATTTGCCGTCCTTTCCTACAAATATAAATTTCATTTTTAATTTTCTTTGCTCTTGTGTAAGCTGTCTATGTATGCGAGTTCCAGGTTTCCATGTCTTGCGATAACTCTCACTCTTTACATCATATATTTCAACCCTACCTTCTTCATCTATCGCTATAAGATCTGCTGGTCCAAGACCATACAAATTTTTAAATACAAAAAATCCTTGTTCTATCAAATACAATATAGCTATCTGTTCGCTTTGCATTCCTTTCTTTATCTTTGGTAATTTAGAACGGCGTCGCATTTTGTTTCCTAACTTCATAATCAGAATCTTGTTCGTCAAAGGTAGGCACACCCCATGTGTTAACACCCTTACCTTTTAGTTTCCAAAATTTATGCTCACCTTTTATTTTACGCAACTCTGCAATTATTTGTCCTGTATTGCTATAATGTGTAAATTTATTTCTAATTAAATAAGCATGTAAATCTTGTAGTCTAAAAAATATTCTACCGTTTTCTGTATATGGTTTGCGTAATAACAAATCTTCTTTTATTAATCCCTGTGACCGGCCAGTACAAAACTCCTGGAGGTGAGCTAAAAACTGACCGGAAACAGAACCATCGTTGGACACTGGTATCCTAAGAGCTGTTTGCATCTTAGCATTTACCAATTGTTGCCAATCCGATGATTTCATTAGAGGTGGCATCATAGTAAGAACTTCCATGCACCTCTTCTGAAACTTTGTTTGTATTTGTAATTCTTCTGTAGTTAATTGTATTTTTAAATCTTGTTCTCCTTCGTCTGTAGGTATTTCTAAAAACCATATAGGTGGTTCTGTTTCTAATTTAGATAAAGATCCTAATTGTTGCGATACATTTTCTGCACCAACTCCATGTTTTCTAGTCTTGCATAAATTTACATTACAAAAAGAATTTATAGGTTGATCTTTACATTTGTATTGATAGCCTTTTTTATTTAATTGACCTACAACAGTAGCAACCTCTTTATGGTCTAAAGGTGGTTGCATGTATTTTTGATTGTACTCTTCTAATAATCTTTCCCAATTGTCTGGATCAAATTTCTTTGTATATACACCAATGTTAAACAAACCATTGTTGCGTGTACCAGGAGGAAAACCTTGCCCACATAGAGCCTGAAGACAAGGGGGACCGTCTTTTATGACTTCTTCTTCATTACTTCTTCCTATGGTATCTATGTCGTCTACAACGTTTCTATCGTAAACTTCATAAAACTCTTCTAAAGTAGCTGCTGTTCCGTTCATTTTCAATGCATAACGAACTGACTTGTTGCCATTGTAGTATGGCAAATTTAAAAAATTACCTAGATCTCCTTTTTCAAGAGATATGCTAGATTGTTTTGGAAATATTTCTGATTGTGAATGACCTATTAATGCAGCCATTTGTGTTAACTTGTTTCTAATTAATTTAGATGCAATTGGTTTTTTTAAAAATATAAATAAGTGTGCACCACCACTTTTAGATTTACAATATACTAAAGGTAAATTTAATTTTTTTATTTTCTTGAAAAGTAAAGTGTGATCCAAAGGATAATCATCAATGTCAATACATCCCCACTTAGAAGTATTATCAGCCCTAATAGGAATAATCCCAAGAGACGGACCCTCTCCCTCCAAATGTTTTTTCCAAAGTTCATCAACAACCTCCTGTCTTACAATATACGATTTACCTTGCTGCTTACCGTCAGCACGCGAACCGTTAGGTTGGTGCTGACCATAAGCTACGTCTAAACCTTCAAAAATAGATTTAAATTTCTCAACTTCCACGAAACCTCCAGATGTGGAAAACTACCTAAAACGGTGCGTCTTCTGTTTTTTGATTGGTTTCGTTATTTATTAGTTTTGGTTCTTCGGGTTTTGCATCAACAGCACCACTAGATGCAGATTGAGCAAAAGCCTTACTATCTTGATAGATGGAAGGATCAGTAACTTGATTGCCTTTGTCTATTGCAAAACCAAACCAACTACCTCTGTCGTTAGATTCACTTACAGTAGATAATTTGTAAGTAAAAGCATAGGTAGGAGGCGTAAACATCCCAGATGGACCCTTAAGTTTTTGTGATAACATTAAACTGTTCCATCGTCTGCTTTTTTTAAGCTGACTAGAACTCATGCTAATCACAGCATTTTGGTAACCATCACCGGTTAGTATTAACACATAATGATATGCTGTTTGTACAATGTGATTGCCATTAGGCAATACTTGTTTGTTAGTCATAGGATCACGTGTGCACTGACCTAGAACGCCACTGTCTGCATCGTGAGATGCTATGAACCCACCACCTTGCTCTCTAGGTTTCCACTCTACATATTTGAGTGAATAGAAAACAGGAATGACTTCTACATCTGCAAAGACTTCTTGCGTTACTGTGTTAAAAAGGTTTCCTGCTTTTGCAGAATCTATATATTCTGGTTTGCTAGGATTTACCTGCGGGCTAGATGTTTGCAGGATGCTTATGTAGGGTATTGCTGTATCCCTAGATATATCCAGCTTGTCAAAGCCACTCATAGACTGTGCATCATTTGCCATGACTGCAAGGTCTAACTTTTTTTCTTTAGTTACATTAGTATTTTGTTTATTCATATTTACCTTATTCAGATTTAATTGTTGTTTTTTGACCAACATAAGCGCCAAGTAGTTCCATAGGAAGATCTACCCCTTTCTCATATTGCTCGCGTACGAATGCGCGGAGGGTGGAAGGTTCGACCCACTCGCGTTGCGCAGTATCATATCCTTTCTCATTGAGATCAGATACAAGACTACTAGCTTTCTCATCTTCATTCCTTCCAAAGCTACAAGTGATTTGGTTCTTTACTAAATCCCCAAACCCATTGTTCCTTAGCCAAGTATGTGCAAGAGGTCTATTTTCTACTTTAATAGAAGCTCTAAAATACTCGGAAACTGATAACTTACGACCATCCGCAAGTTTTAATTCTGATAAACCAACTTCAGAAAATAAAGTAGGTAATACTTCTTCTGATAACCTGGTTATATATTCTTCTTTCTTTTTTAATTTATGTTTAAGATCTGCAATTTCTTTTTCTGTTTCAGATATATCTGTAGCAACTGCACCGATCTTTTCTAATCTATTTTCTGGAAGATCTTTAACGTCTTCCAACATTTGTTTTAATAACTCACTCATTTTACCTCAAGTCTATTTCTAAATCATAATATTGTTTTTCGTTGCGGTCCCATTTAAGTACTTTAAATCTACCGTTGTTAACTTGTGCAGCTATTGCTCCACATAGTGCAATGATAGCAGGATCACCAATTAAAAGCAAGTAGTCGTTATCATTAAATGTGGATAACTTTTTCTTTAACTCAAAAGTCAAAGGTCCAGAGGACATTATCATTTGTTTTCTGTCTGGTAGCATGACTTCTAAATCGCCAAACTTTTCTGCAGACCGGACATTGTAGTCCATCAACTGTGGTATGTAAACTGTCATATTTTTTATTTCTTGATTATATTATATCATATGATATAATGCGTTTCAAGAATAAAGAAAGAAATATGTATAAATTTAAGACGAAGCCTTTTGAGCATCAGAAGGATGCATTAAAAAGATGTTGGAATAAAAAAGCATTTGCTATTTTTGCAGAGATGGGAACAGGAAAAACTAAAATAGCTTTAGATAATGCTTGCATTTTATACAATAAAGGTAGAATAGATAGATTATTAGTAGTTGCTCCAAAGGGTACATATATGAACTGGGTCGACTCAGAGATACCAGTTCATGTGCCCGATTATATAGAAAAAGAAGTATTAGCATGGAAGCCTAACCTAACAGAAAAATATAAATTACAATTAAAACAAATAAGAGACGTAAATAATTTTAAATTTAAAATATTTATTATGAACGTAGAAGCATTGTCTACAAAAAAAGGTGTAGATGCAGCAAGATTGTTTTTAATCGGTAAGTCAATGATGATAATTGACGAGAGCACTACCATAAAAAATCCACAAGCAAAAAGAACAAAAAATATATTAGGTCTTGGCAAGGAAGCAAAGTACAAAAGAATATTAACAGGTTCTCCTGTAACACAATCTCCTATGGATTTGTGGTCACAAATGGATTTTCTTGACCCCGAGATCCTAGGGCAGTCTAGCTTTTATGCATTTAGAACTAGATATGCAGTGATGATAACAGCTAACGCAGCTGGGGGCACACACAAATACCAGAAGATAGTTAAGTTTAGGAATCTAAAACATTTAGGTGATACGGTTGCACCACATTCTTATAGAATATTAAAAAAAGATTGCTTAGATTTACCAGAAAAGTCTTTTATAAAAAGAGAGATAGAACTTAGCGAAGAACAACAAAAAGCGTACGCAGATATGAAAACAAGTGCAACAACTGTGCTGCAAGGTCAATCTGCTACTGCACTTAATGTGTTGACACAATTAATTAAACTACATCAAATAACTTGTGGACACATGAAAACAGATCAAGGTGAAATAATAAATTTAAAAAATTCTAGATTAGACGAGCTAATGCAAATATTAGGCGAAACTTCTGGCAAAGCTATAATATGGGCAAATTATGTGCATGACATATTAAGAATAGAAAAAGCTATAAAAGAAGAATATGGGCCTACTTCTTATTGTACTTATTATGGTGCAACTAAGGCAGAAGACAGACAACGTTGCATTTATGATTTTCAAAATAAAATGAATGATTGCAGATTTTTTATAGGTAACACGCAAACAGGTGGCTATGGTATTACACTAACAGCTGCCAGCACAGTTATATATTATTCTAATAACTATGATTTAGAAAAAAGAATACAGTCAGAAGACAGGGCACACCGTATAGGGCAAAAGAATCCTGTTTTATATATTGATTTAGTTGCTAAAAAAACTGTAGACGAAAAAATAATACAGTCACTTAGAAATAAAGTTAATATAGCAAAAGAAATAAGTGGAGAAGAATTGTCTAAATGGATTTAGAGCATGCTTTGATTATACAAATCAAGTTTTTTCATAAACGCATCACCGGCTCTTACAAAATTTTCTCCTTCTAATTCAAATCTTTGAAAAGTAAAATCTCTAGAACACATCAACACAACACCTTGGTCTATATCAGTATCAAATAATTTATTATGAGCATGGGCATATGCTGCTAATTGCATCAAGTAATCCTGCACCCATTCTCTTTTCTTTGGTTTATTGCTTTGTTTAAAGTCAATAATAGCAGGTCTACCTTTGTACAATCCAACCATGTCAGTGGTACCAGCGTATTTACCAGGATAATACAAATGAACTTCTGAACCCCACACTTCGTCAATATCTTTAAGGCCTTCGTCAATAATTACCTGGGCCATTTTCTCAGCTTGCACGCCCACATCTGTAAGATCCTTGTAAGAATGCTTGTTCACATAATGTTCTATGTATAGGTGGAGCGCCGTTCCAATTTTGGCTGCATCAGATATAATTTTCTCAGCTTGTTTTTCTCCTACTCGTCTACGCCATTGATCTAATTTACTCTTATCTTTAGTCTTGGATAATATTGTGGTAACGGAAGGTAACGATTCACCATCAGGTGTTAAATACAACCTTTTAGGTCCATCTTTTCTTTTTAAATTTTTGTAGTCGTATTTCTGTACGATTTGCACTACAGCTTATAACATATTAGTCACGTTTTGGAAACGGAATAATTTTTGCCCCTCTCATAGATTCTTGTTTTCTTTGTCTAGCCACAGCTAGCATATATCTTTCATGGTCAGATAACTGACGAAGTTGCATATTTTTTCTAGCCATCTTACCAATAGCATCTTGTATCATTGAGTCCATAAATCCTCTGCTCCAAGACCCTACGCCTCCGGTTTCTCTAAACCAATCATCCATAACTTTTCTTTCTTTTGGATTTAATCTAAAATGATTTGCAAGAGCAGTAAATGTTTTAGGATTTTTTACTCTGTGTCTTACGTAGTTCATAAAAGTTCCAGGGTGTGGATTCATATATCTAGCATAACCTTCGTCCAAAGATTGTGCACTAGCCAGTCTAGATGATTCTGCAAACTCAGGATTTTTCATTACCCTTACAGATCTTTCGTCAGGAAATTTTTGTGCAACTTCTAATGCCCTTTTCATTGCATCTTTTCCTTTCATTTTTTTAAGCAGTGATAGTATACCGTACATCTTTCCCCAAGCGGCCCCTATTTACTCATTTTGTCAAGTTTCTTATTTATATTCTTGACTTCTGATTCTATCACTGCAACCCTAGAATCCATTTTTGATAACATTATTATTGCTGTTTCCATACGATCCATGTCTTTTTCCATTGCATTAATTCTTTGCGAGGTCATACCCCAAGTAGAACCCATTGCAATTAATATTCCTGCAACCCAAATTAAATCTTTAGTTGTCATACTTCCATATCAAAATAATTAAACTTAGGCATTCTGCCTTCGTTCTCTTGTTGTTCTCTCATCTTTTCTTTCATCATAAAGTCTAACATAAAGTCATAAAGATAATCTTTTTGCTCATCTGATAATTCTTTTTTAATCATATCTTGCATTTGTGGTGTATCAACTATGCCACCTTCATCAAATTCAAATTTATACCCACCATAAAACTGATCAAAATCTCTGTTGGTGCCAAACGTCAATGTGCCTGGGCCCCTTGGTAATTCATATCCATAAAATTCTCCTGTTATGCCATCCTCTGGGGTTATTTTTTCAGGTATAAAAGGTTCTACCTTATTGTAACCTTCTTTAATTCCTGTAATAATAGGGCTATTCATAATGCCAGAAGGCACTGCTTCTTGAATCATGCTTCCAATTATATCGTTATTCATAATTCTATTTGCTTGTTGTGGAGGTTCTTCTGATATTCTATTATTAGATTGTCTAACCATTTTTCTTAAACTGCTCATGTCAAACTACCTATGCCTTTGGTAAAAGGATTGTCATTCATACCACTTTGCATTTTGACATATTTACCTTGATTATTCATAACTGGATTTAATTCCATTAGCCCACCTCCTGCAGCGTATTGCGTATTACCGTATTGAGCAGCTAAAGCTGCATCTGTATCACCTGTATATAGTGCTTGTGCAGCACCAGAATTCATTGTTGGATTTTGCATAATTGATGACCCAACTCTTGATGTATCGTATCCTTGTGCAAGCGGAGCCTCTGTTGATGTATTGCCAGCTGCAGGAGGTGGTGGGTTAGAAAGTCTTCTCATTATGCTGTTGTTGCCTGGTATATTACTTATATCTTTTATAGCTTCACCAGGATTTGTAAGATAATTTAATCCAGGTTGTATTACGTTTTCTGTTATAGCGTCTTTTATTCTTTCTGTTGTAGATCCTGCGGTAACTGCAGCTTGTTCTCTCATGTCTTGTTTTCTTTGCATTGCTTCCATTTCTACAAGATCTGCATCAAACTGCATCCATTCTTCTGGATACATACGAACAATTCTAAACATGTTTTGTAATCTAACTGTTTCTGGTAAATTTGTATTTAATGCATTTTTCATAACTCTCATAGAAACAGGATTTGTTAAAACTTTACCACCATAGTTGACTAACCAAGTTGCTCCTAACATACTCCAAGCTCCAATGCCCAAGGACCCAGCTGCAAAACCGGCTGCTCCTGCAGCAGCTTTTGATCCAAAAGCTTTTGTAGGCATTACAGATCTAATAGCATTTGAGAATCCTCCCATAATAGATCTACGCATCATGAACTTTGCAGTATTAGGTATACCGTCAGCAAACAATCTTTCTAATATATCAGTTAATTCTTCTAGTTCTTTTATAGTAGGCAGTTGTCTTGATTCTGCTTTTAATAATCCTTCTGGAACTTCTTCTCCTAGTATATCTTTTATGCCTTTGTTTACTCCTGTTTCATATAACTCATCGTCAAACTCTTTAAATATTCCTGTTTTAGGATCAAATATTTTTAATTTAGTAACCTTTGGCCCAGGCAATGCTTCACTCATTAATGATTTTAGTGCACTACCTTCTTGTCCAATACCTATTGCACTTCTAAAAGCATCTGCATCAAATTTCATTATGCCTTGATCTTCTGATATTGCTTTGTGAAAAGCATTTCTTATGTAAGTTCCTACACCGTTGTGGTAACCTCTATCGCCAACAATTCTTCTTATAGCTGCTAGTTCTGGATAAGCATTTCTAGGTTTACTTTTTGCTGCATTAGTTACAACTTCAAATAATCCTTGTCCAGCACGCGTTGTGCTTTCATCAATGTTTATGCTAAATCCTCTCTTACTTACATTTGCAATAGATTGGCCAACATCTGTTCCATACAACAACATGCCTTTACTTACAAAATTATCATAAGCTTGAAACGCTTTTGCAACTTCTGGATAACCCATTTGAGCAACAGATCCTATGTCTGCTTCCCACGCTTTAAATAATCTTGTTATATCATCTGCGTAAGTTGTTTTAGCTAAGGTTGCATCTTCTAATGGTTTTAATAAATCATCCATTTGTTCGCGTAAACCTTTCATTTGCTGCACACTACGCATAGTGTGTGTTGAATTTCCTGGTAACGGTTTAATTATTTGCTCTTCTAAAAATTTTATAAGTTTGCTTGATACTTGTTGTGGTATTAAATTTGCATTAACATCGTCAGCATATGCACCCACTTTAGGATCAATTTGTAATTTTTCTCTATATTCTTTTAATATTTGTTTTGCATTAGACACAAGATTGTAATCAGAAAAACCTTTGCCCATGCCTTCTGCTGCTTTTGTAAAATCATCTTCTAGTTTTCTAGCATAAGCTCTAAACCCTCTCATGTTTGCAGAAGCTAGTTTTGTCCACTCAATGCCCATGTCAAAAGCATTTGCGTAAGGTGCAAACGAACCAATCATTTTATCTTTTAATAAATTTACATAAAAATCACTTTGCTCTCCTAAAGATTTACTTATGCCAATACCAAATAAAGGCGTAGGAGCCATTGCCCCTTTAACTGCTCTACCTATTCTACCACCTGCCATGGTTCTAGACATCATTGTGCCTGGTATTTCTGCAGCTTCAGGAAACCATTCTTTACCGTTATGCTTTACACTGCCAGTTGGACCTAACCAATTAAAAGCTCTAGAGTTAGTAAGTCTAGTTAAAAATTCTCCTACTCTTGGTATTCCAAGTGGATTAGCAAAAACTAATTTTTCTTTAGGACCATCTTTAGGCATCCATCTTTTTAAAATTTC